TCAAAGCCTATACCATTGTGCATAATAATTTTATCTGCATGTTTGTTTATAAATGCAGGAAACTTATCATAACAATCTTTACCAACGAAAGCATAGTTCTCATTTGTCTCCATATTTCTAGCTACAATACAATGTATCTTTGTTGCATCTAGTGAATCTGTTTCTATGTCAACTACTAAATTCATTATAAACTAATATACTCCTTAATCGTTTTTAAGTCAAATAGTTTTTGCAAACTAATTAAATACATTCGTGATGCGTTATGGTCACCACCATTTACAGATACCTTTCTATCTAAAGAGTCCAGTATCTTTTTTAGATTCTCAGTTTTAAATACTAACGTGGCATACACATCTTCACCTACACATAGATTGTGAAACCAATAGTCAGCTTCAGTTGCATTGATACCTGAAGGTTTACCATAACATTCATATTCAATAGCTATATTACCAGTTCTTTTCCAGACATCACGTTCAGATTTAACTTCAATCTTTTTATCTTGAAGCATATCTTTAATTAAGTCTTCTCTGACTTTGCCATAAGCTAAATCAATATCAAACTTTTTTCTATCTTTACTCTTGGGTTTCAAACTCATCTGCGTTCTCCTTAAAAGGGTTTTCTATTTCAGTCATCCTACCATTCTCAGCAGAATAAAGTAAGTAAGAACCTACCCCAGTAGTTCCTGCGTATCTATTTTTAAGCACACGAATAGTTGAAGTGTTCTTTGCAATCTCATCATCATCTTGTTGGTTTCTTTCCATACCAATCACTGCATCAGATAACTGTGCGATTGAATGTGAACCACGCAAGTGTGATAAAGATACTTGTTTACCTTCTTCATGTCCTTTATCATTATCAAGTCTACGTAAGTGACAAGCTAATAACATACCTATCTTAGACTCATGACATAAGCTACGAAGTTTAGTCATAAGAATATCAATAGCTTTTCTTTCATTACCATCATCTCTGCCTGATATAATTAAACTTAGATGGTCAACGAATACCCACTTACAATCACAACCTTTAGCCATATAACGAATACGATTGATAACATCATCATCATCCATAGAACCAAAGTGGTCATACAAAACTAAACGTCTATCACCTCTAAGTTCTTCAGACCATTTCTTTAATTCAGATGGTTCTTGTTTCTTCCACTCTTCAGGTTTATGTAGTTCTTTGTTCGCATGTATACCTACCAAACCTCTGAATGTTCTTTTCTTTTCTTCTTCCAAAAACAAAAGACCAATCTTATCTTCAGTAGTTTTCCATATATGATATACAAGTTCACGAAGTAAACTTGACTTACCCATACCAGTACCTGATGTAAGTGTGACTAGTTCACCAACACGCATACCATATAACTTATTATTTAATCCTTGATAAGGATAGGGAACAGAGTCAACATCATCCTCTACCCATAAGTCATCAACGACATCATCATACGTCACAATACCTGCAGGTGTATAAGGTTTAGCATCCCACCAAGTACGAGTAAACTGCTCACGTTTACCTGCCTTTAAATACTCGTTAGCATCTTTCAATTCAAGATTAACTACCTTACATTTATTAGGTGGAAATATCTCTGATACTTTATTAGCAGTTTCCCTACCAATACTATCGCTATCAAAACATATCACAATATTCTCAAAGCTATTTAAATATTCAAAGTTTTGTTTACAATCTCTGACTGCTGAAGCTACACCATTCTTAATGGACACAGTAGCATAACGACTACCAGTCATTTGAAAGACTGCCATAGCATCACACTCACCTTCAGTAATTGTAATGTACTTCTGTCCACTTGTAAACAAGTGTTGCCCAAACAATTCAGATTCAGCAAAGTTACCTTGAGTTGTAAAAACTTTAGGTAATGCTCTAATCTTATTAGCAATATGCTTACCTTGTGCATTATAAAATGGATAGATATGTTTTGTTATCATTCCATTATTAGCTAGTGTCGTTACTCCAAATTTACTGGCAGTTTCTTGAGAGATATTTCTATCTTTCAATTCAGTTCTATCACCAACGTACAAGTCAGAGTAACTATTAATATTATTTGTAATAGGTGTTACTTCCACTCCTTCTCCTTTCTCATAGTACCCACAGTCAGGTGTAAAACAATGAGCACCATCACTATAACGTGCAAGATTATTTTTACTCCCACATTTAGGACACTGTTCGTGCCCAAGAAATTTACTTTCCATCTTTAACATTCAACCCCCTAATGTAGTTTGTTATTATCATTTTTATCGTACATAAACTCAAAGATTTCATCACCTTCAGTTAATGACTCTCCCATACCTATAGCTATTAGTTCTTGAGCAGTATCATTTAATGCATTCTGCATTGTAAGAAAACCATAGTAATCTTTTTCAGCTTTAGTTATAGCTGTAATAGATAATGCTCTAGCCATTAGATATATAGTTTCAGGTGAGTCATATTTAGTTATCAACTCCATAATTAATTTATGGAAACCAAGAACTATTTCTTCACGTTCTTTTATTGTTAACTTCTTTAGTTCCATTATCAACTCCTTCCATTAGTTCAACAAATCCATTGATGTCTTCCAATGAAACTTGTTTAATATTTGTTTCACCACTCACAGTTAATATATTATCTGCAAGAGATGTTGGTATTTCTTCGTATGTTTTAAATTTAGTTATCATCATTTGCTCCTTCCTTAAAACCTTCCATTATTATTTGTCTTGATTTTAAGTCTTGATTATGAATTATATTTATTAATTTGTCAAGATACCATTGTGCTTTTTTTAAATCTTCCAAAGGTTTTCCTTTATAATCATATCTCCAAAGATACTTTATAACATTTGCTTTTAAGTAACCAACAAACTCTTTGTCTGACATTGATGCTTTGATACCATCAATACATTCAATGCCATCTTTGTTATAGTGTCTTGGGTTGTTTACATTATCGTAATTTTCTATAGACGTGTCCATATTCTTCATCCTTTCTTTTATTACCAAACTCTTTTGGTGTATCACATTTAACTGCCTTTATTTTATAAGGTAGTTTTGTTTTCTCATAAATTTTTTTTACAGTTTTCTCACAGTTAACATATAACTTAGGTAAAACTTTTTGATGTATTTTATTATCATACTCAAACCATACTGTTATCAAAAAATATGTAAACATAATTCTATCCTGTCAAATATAATGTTATCATTAATGTTAATAAAAAAAATGCTATTAATTTATCTCGCATTATCTAATCTCCATTGGCATTGGTACTACACATTTTCTTTCCTGCACTGGTATATACTTAGGGTCAAGTGGTACACCTTCAATTAGTTGCTGTCTTATCAAATGAAACTCCCAACCAATACACATATATCCTGATTGACTTAATTTACTTCTGTCAATATTTCTTATTGCGTATTCTTGTTCAGCTATCATACTGGCATTATCACAGTTAGGTAGTTCTTTAACAAATAATTCTACATCACCAACTGGTGAAGCAAAATTTAAATACAATGCAAACATTTCTTTTATCATTTATCTAGCTCCTTTCTTACACACTTCTGTTTATAATACACATTACCCAAGAGTGTGATACTAGGGTTATGTGGGTCAGGTTTTTTCTTACCAACATACTCCCACACACAAGTCATAGTCTTGTTATTGTTTGCACGTTGGTGAAAAAAATCAATGTTATCAAGGGTATACAAGTTAATTATAAACCCTACTATTACTGTTTCAATTCCCACTAAAATAATCTCCTATAAAATATAATGTTGTAAATAAAAACATACCTATCATAAATCCAAATAAGATTTGTAATGCAAACCATAATGCTCTGTCAACTTTAGTAGACATAAACAACTTGTGGTAGTGGTGTGTAATCTATTCTTCTATCAAGGTGTATGAATGTTCTCGCTACACCTACAGTCCAACCTAAGTCTATTGCTCTCTTAATTAAATCTTTTCTAAAGACTGAATTAGGTATGGCAATATCAACTGCACAAGTATCTGTGTCCCATTTATCATTACCAATTTTATGAAATGAATTAGGACTGGCTGAGTAACCACGAGATTGTAACCACTCATTATGTTCTGCTGAACGACAACAAGAAGTTATCTGTAATGGTTCTCCAACATTCTCTCTTAAATTTATAAGACAATTTAAAAATCCTTTAGCTAAAACTATATCCTTTGAAGTAGGACATTGTAATTCTTTTTCACTAAAGTATTTATTATCATAATAGTTTAATCTTTGTGACATTATTTCTTTCCTTTCTTATCTTTGTCATTAAGTTCTTTAATTCTTTTATAAGAATTATATAGTTGTTTATTTAATTCTTGTATTTCTTTTTCATACAATTGACTTTTTCTCATTCACATCATCTCCTTTCTTCTTATGTAAATATTATACAATTTTTGTATAACTCGTGTCAAATTTAAAATGCAATAGTCAAATTACTGACACTATCTGTTGTATAATTACCACAACTTATTCATGTGTCAATTCTTTGACTTCTTCCTTTGTCATTTTATTTACAATAATAGGTGTATACTCACCTATGTATGCACCAATGACATTGAATTGTAGATACTCGTGTGCTTCTTCCACACTCATATCGTCACGAGCCACTAAAATCTTAACCATCTTGGTTAAATCATAGGCAATAACTGTGTCCATATTACATCTCTCAGCAGTACCTATGATTGCACTATCAAATCCATCCCATTTAAGCATCACTCACTCCTTTCTATTGGTAGCTTTGGTCGTAAAGCATTAATAAATTTAGTTGTTTGTTTTCTATCATAATTTTTCATTGCAAGTTCATGTAGCCACCCATCACCTCCAAAGGGAAAAGCTATAAACATTCTCTTTAGAAACAATGCTTCTTGTACTGATATGTGATAAGTTGCTACAACACTAATATCTCTATAGTCATCTTGCTCACCACCATTGCCATCTTCTATGGAATCAGGAAACATATCTCTGATTAGTTCTTTCTTATCTCTCACATCAGTATCATCTTGATGTATGAGATAGTCATTGTACTCATTGAAACCATCAGTGATTTTATATTGTATTAATACTGGCATTAGTTACTCCTTTCTTTCTAAATGAAAATCAAGTATCTCACATACTTTATCTACAGTTTCACACCATATGTCTTCGTACTTTTCTTTAGTTATCCAGTTACCATTGTCTTCATCTATTTCATAAGGTGACTCATTAAAAACATCATCTATATGTTTATCAAACATAATGGTAGCTAACTCACAGTACAAAGCTACATAGTCTTCAGATTTTATTATAGGTTTACTCATCACTCACTCTCCCCTTCTAAATGAGGGTACGCAAATACTACCTCAACAGACCACCTATATTCTGGTTCTGTATTAGCATCTATAAATGTGGTCTCTAATTTTAAACCATATTTTTTCAACAAAGTATTTAAAGGGTCTATACTTTTTTTGAACCCCTCAGAATAATAACTGTCATTGAAACCTATTTCTATTTTATCTTTATTCATCTTCCAACTCTCCTTTCTCGTACTCTATTGCTTCTTGCAATGGTTGTTGCATTGCAGTTAATATTATATGTTGAGCAGACGCAACTGAAGGTGCAGTATCGTGTATGAATTGCACTGATACATCTGCCAAGGCACATGCAATGTCAAATCCATGCGTCTTTCTTTTGATATGTTTGTTAATTACTTTCTCTAAGTCTTTAGCTACAATGTCCACATCAAACTCTGCATCTATAACTTTAGTTTTCTTTTTCTTTTTAGTTTTAAAATCAATTACATCACACATAGTCATATTCCTTTCTTTAGTTTAGCTATTACTTCAGGTGTTTGTTCAACAATAGATTCTATTTGTTCGTCTTGAACATTAGTAGGGTCACCATTATTTAATTCATCATAGTCCCCTGACCAAACTTTTTCTTCAGCTTCCTCTTCAGAGTCAGCTTCCACTATGCATTGCCATTCAGCATTAGCATAGGTTGTTACAAGATATTTTTTCACAGTTATACTCCTTTCATCTTAGTTACTGTATCATAGAATCTTGGATTCTCCAAGATAAATTCTTCACCATCTTGATAAAATGTAATCTCTTCATTATCATAAGCATCATCAATGATGAACTCGTCCACACCCATATCAAGTAACTGATTCTCAGTCATCTGTTTGCGTGTTTCTTGTGTCACATTTATTAATATAAACTTTTTATTGTTCATAGTTTAGTCCTTTCTTTTCATAGTGTACTCGCCATACTTTACTTGAGTAAAGCTAACACTATGGTTTTCAGTTAAGTATTTGCGTAACTCTGAACCCTCATAACCCTCAGTGTCACACCATTTTTTCAAGACTGGATTGTCAAAGTCCATTCTTAAAATCTCTTTGGCAAATCCATTAATCATCTGCCAATCTATTTCAGTCTTTAAATATTTACCCATTATTTATTCCTTTCTAATTCTTCAAGATGATTAACGAGCATATCCAAACCATCACACACACCATTATGTTTTGACTTAGAATGGCTATCATTTACCCATTCATCATCAGATTTAATATCTATTACTATATTTTTTAGTTGCTCTAATGTAAACATTAGCTTCTCCTTTCTATGTAAACCATATTGGTCTTGGTCTTTTAGTCCAATTACAAAATGGTCGTTTGTGTTTCATATAAAAATCTTGATACGCAAGTATAGGCATATGCTCTACCTTACAATCATCAGGCATACATTGTGGCATAGGTGTACAGTTTAAACAAAAACCAATACTCACTGGTGGTGTTAATAATACTGACATTCTTCTTTGAACTGCGTGTACCCTTTCATATCTATGAGTGTACTCTTTGAGTAATGAATCTAACAAAGAGTACAACCATACATAATTTGCAACATTCTCACGCACCCATTTATTACTTGGGTGATTGATGTGACTGGCTAACATAAGGTCTTTATCGTACCATTCGTTAGGGTGTTTCCATCTCTTGATTCGTCTACCATTTTGTATAACAGTGTACTCATCACCATCAAGAACTCTATGAGCAGTTGATAGTAGTTGTGCATACTCAATACACATCTTGACCACGTGCTTGTCGCAGTGTTGCTCTGCACAAATCTGAGGGTCATCTGATAAATAAAATATATTCATATTACACCTCTACTATTTCATAGTCTTGATGTTCATTTTTAAGATATTCTAAAGCATCTTCAAGAAACTGTTCTCTCTTGAAGTAAACTCTCATATTATTACCTTCATCATACTCAATGTATTGATTGATGTCTATATTATTTTCGTCATCCATAATTATATTCCTTTCTTTATGGTAGTGGTAGCACTTGGTTGCTATGCCATAAGCCATACATAGCCAAACCAAATGCTAATATTAATTTTAATAGTAGTCTATCGTACATCTTACGCAAACTCCTTAAACTTTTCAAGAAAATTATAATCTTTTTTCCATTCATCTGTAGATGCTATGAGTTCGTGATAACTTATCACATCTTTAACATAGATGTCACCATACTCCCACGAACCATAGGTATAAGGTGAACGACTCGCAACAAACCACCTAGCATAAGGGTTTTTACTTTCATTCTTTTTTGTCTGATAAGTTTTTAAAACTCTATGCTCAAAGTTTGTTGTTTCATTTTTATAGATTGCATAAGGTGAATTCACCTTTACAGTCTTACCAAATTTATTTTTTGCCATACTTTTTCTCCTTTTGTTGGTCAAAATATTTATCAAGTTTCTTATAGAAACTCTCGTTAATAATCTCTGACAGTTCAGCACAAACCTTTGGTGGTAGGTCTGAACTGCCATATAGTTTTATGGAACTATTCATCATCAGTAACTCCACACTTGGACATAATGTATGCCCTAGCGACAGACTTTTTGTCCTCGCCAAATCTATCACCAATCTTGGTGACAATGTCAGACATAGCCCAACCCCTAATCTTAGGGTCAGACTTACCATCTGCCATAAGTTTTTCAATAGTTTGAAAAATAAAATCATTATCCATAATTAAACTCCTTTGTCAATGGATTGTTAATATTACATAAATAAATACTACTTCATTATATTCAGTAGTATTTTTTATGGTCGTTCACTTTCTCTATGGTCTTGGATATCTTCATTCAATAACTCATAGAGTTTGTTTAAGAGATGGTCGTGTAGTTCTTCTTGCTCTTCAAGAGTTAATTGAAGAGCAAACATATCCCATATCTTTCTGTGTATAGACTCAAAGTGGTGGTCTAAAAAATTATCATCTGATGCGACTTCTTCAAAGTTAAACTTTGTAATTCTCTCAGATTTTTTTAGTCTGTCATTCCAATACAGAGCATTGGACATAACTTTTTGATACTCTTCTTCAATTCTGAAATCTATTTCAGACCAAAGTTCTTCTTGCATTTTTAAATGTTGATTTGACATTAGTCAAACTCCTTTCTTTTTGTTATGCCACATAATGTATGTGACTTGTTTTCCTATGTCCTTCTGACATAAGAGGTTGTATGTAGACTGAAAGTAAAACTTGTTTAGCTTTAGCTAATGAGTTCTTAGAAGTTGAATCAACAAAGCTATTGTACTTATAAGGATTATAAGTAGCTAGTCTTACTGCACCTCTAGGTACAAACTCACTCACCCAAGTACCTACAACATATGCGTGGACATTCTTTTTTTGCTCACGCAACACTCGTTGTCTGCCTTTCTCTGACACTTTGAACTGTGCATCAAACAATGGCACACAGTTCTCGTGCTTGATTACTCTACCATAGTTCTCTTTCTCAAGAGAAACAATAGAGTAACATTTCTTATGTAAGTTATAATAAACTTTAACTTTCATTCTATCACCTCCAAAAGTTTTTCCAAAGGTGAACCTTTAAACTTTTTAGAAGTAAAAGTTTCCATTGGAAGACCCTTGTAAACAAGGGCTTTCAAATGTTTGTGTTGACTACTCGTCAACTGTATGTGTTTGTATATCATAATATTATTCTCCTTGTTTCTGCTTAATCAAAGCATTCGTTTTTACATTCGCCATTCTCATCTTCATAATGACAGTAATCAATACGAAATTCAGAGGTGCAATCTCTACAACCCATCAATTCATTTTCAGTTATATCATTATGTTTTAACTTTGGAAATGTTGCTATCCATTCCCCTTTTTTATTTTGGTTTAAAGTAACATTATCATCTGCACCACAGTTTATATATTCGTGATAGTAAAAATAAATATTTGTACTTTTACAATCTGGACATTTATAGATACTCATAATATTATTCTCCTTGTTCTAAATCTACATCATAAGATGTAGTGCTTTCAGTTTCCCAACTATTACAATCGTGATAGTTGTTTTGCTTACGCATTACCTTTACATGCACTTGTTCTTCTCGCTTGTAATTACCTTTGGTAGTTTCGTACACTCCATAGGTACGATATATTTTCATATATCTGCCATCATCTATAGGTATTTCTATAGAATCTGCATCTTGCTTGAACTCATTCTCACAAGGTCTTAATTGTATTCTAGCCATAATTAAACTCCTTTCAGCTAGGTTAATATATAAAAATACTACTTCATTATATTCAGTAGTATTTATATATACCAACTTGTATAGTTCTCCTTCATTACCCATAACCAGTAACAAAGGTGGTGCAGTTTAATGCTTTCACATAAGGTCTGCACCTTACCCATACTACATAGCATACCACCTTTCGTAATGCAAGTTTTATTTATTTACTTAGAAATAAATCTGCCATTTACTGGGTCGTGTTTTACTGCCAAATAACCTTGATTATTTGAGAAAGTACCTTTTTTCCCATATCTGTTAGTAGTTACTTGTCTATATAATTTATGCATAAATTATACCTTTCTTTTTTAGTGTTGATAAATTGCAACACTCTTTGCGTTAATATTTGAACCACTACATAACACACATTGTTCGCAAGTGGTTCGCTTTCCTGCTTCCTTAGAAGCTGGACAAAGTACCTCATTCTTAGAATCAAGTACCTCGTTCTTTTGTAGGACTCTAAAAGTCCTAAATCCTTTAGACCAGAATTGTTTGGATTCTTCGTAAGAATCTGCACTCATCATACATTGGTCAGCTCGTACATCTGCACTAGCAATCTTTGATTGGTGAGTGTAGCCAGTATGCTTCTTAGCTTTGCTAAGTAAACTGTCCC